CAAGGCGAGTACGAGGTCAAGACGAACCTCTACGTCATCGTCACGTGGGAGCGCAAGTTCAAGCGCAAGGCGTCCGACATTCACTCCTCCGGGATCGGCATGGAGGACTTGGCGTTCATGGCGTACGAGGCAAGCAAGCAAGCCGGCGTCACGATCCCAGCCATGTTTGACGACTTCATCAAGCGCCTCGTCACCCTCGAGGTCGTGGAGACGGAGTCGGCAAACCCTACCGAGGAGGCTTCCGGCGACAACTAGCACAAGTGTGCGCCGTCACCGGGTACTGGCCTCCCGACATTCCATTTGACATTGACGATCTAGCAACAGTCGTCGAGGCAATCAACGAGGACAGGAAAGGAGGACCACGATGAGCACCACCGTCAAGGTCGAGTACTACGGCCTCAAGGAAGCACTCCGCGAACTCAACAAGACCGACCCCAAACTCCGGAAGGAAGTCGGCAAGGAACTCCGAGGCATTGTCGAAAAGACGATGATCCCCGGCATCGTGGCCGCGATCCCCGGATCGGCTCCGACTCGAGGCATGCGACACTCCGGCCGAACCGGATGGAAGAAGGCGAACCAGCAAGCCGGCGTGGTCGCCAAGGTGGACACGCGCAAAGCACGTCGACGCAACCTCCAAAAGGGCGCCCAATGGGAGTCGGTCGGCACCGTGGTCGTGCGCACCAAAACGGCCGCGCTTGCGATCACGGACATGGCCGGCAAAGGTCCGAACAAGACACGCAACCAGAACCCCAAAATGGCTCGCCCCAACTTCGCGGACGTACTCACAAGCAAACTCGGTCGAGGGCCGTCGCGCTACATCTGGTTCGGAGGCGAAGCCAACCTTGACGAGACGTCACGAGCACTCAACGACGTCATCAAGCGAGTCATGACCGACATCGAGAAGAACATCGTGAGGCGCACCTAGTGGCCATCTCCCTCCCAATCGTCTCCGAATGGAATCCGGCCGGAGTCACCAAGGCCGTCGCCGACTTCAAGCGACTCGAGACCGCCGGCGAGAAAGCATCGTTCGCGATCGGCAAAGCGGCGCTACCGGCCGCGGCCGCCATCGGTGGCCTCGCCGTCGCCGGCTTCTCCGCCGTCAAGGCATTCGCGGAGGACGACGCGGCCGCCCAGAAACTCGCCACCACACTCACCAACGTCACCGGGGCAACCGACGCCCAAGTCACCGCCGTCGAGGACTTCATCTCCAAGACCTCTCAAGCGGCCGCCGTGGCCGACGACGAACTCCGCCCAGCGTTCGACTCCCTCGTTCGAGGCACCGGCGACGTCGCTCAAGCCCAAGACCTCCTCGGCCTCGCGCTCGACGTCTCGGCCGGCACCGGCAAGGATCTCGGCCTCGTCTCCGACGCCCTCTCCAAGGCGTACAACGGCAACTTCACGGCGCTCAAGAAACTTGATCCGGCACTCGCCGGACTCATCGCCGAGGGCGCCGACGCCGACACCGTGTTCGGCCGCCTCGCCGGCACGTTCGAGGGGCAAGCCTCCAAGCAAGCCAACACGACGGCCGGCAAGTTCCGAGGCATGTCCATCGCCCTCGAGGAGACCAAGGAGTCGATCGGCGCGGCCCTCCTCCCGATCGTCAACAAACTCCTCCCGAAACTCCAGTCGCTCGGCCAGTTCGTCCAAAAGAACACCGGCCTCATCGTCACCCTCGGCCTCGTCATCGGCACCTTGGCCGGCGCAATCCTCGCGATCAACGCCGGCCTCGGGATCTACAACACGATCCAAGCCGTGACGGCCGCGCTCAACACGGCGCTCACGACCTCGTTCTCGGCCCTGTGGGTGGCCACCGGTGCCGTCGTCATCCTCGGCATCGTCGCGGCGCTCATCGCACTTCAAGCCAAGTTCGACATCTTCGGCAAGACGATCGACTTCCTCAAGGGCGTGTTCAAGTCGTTCTGGGACTACGTGAAACTCGCGTTCGACAACGTCAAGACGGTGGCCGTCACCGCGTTCACGTTCATCGGCGACGCCGTCAAGGTCTGGTACACCGGCGTCCGCAAGTACATCGACGCGATCTACGGCGCGTTCAAGACCGTGTTCAACGCCGTCGCGTCGATCTGGAACAACACGATCGGCAAACTCTCGTTCAAGGTGCCCGGCTGGGTACCCGGCATCGGTGGCAAGGGCTTCGACGTGCCGGACATTCCGATGCTCGCCGAGGGTGGCATCGTCACCGGCCCGACGCTCGCCATGATCGGCGAAGCCGGCCCCGAGGCCGTGATCCCCTTGAGCAAGGCCGGCACCATGGGAGGCAACACGATCAACGTGACTGTCACCTCCGCCGACCCGAACGCCGTCGTGGCCGCCCTCCAACAGTACGTGCGCCTCAACAACCGGCTCCCAGCGAACGCGATCGGCTAGCCGTGGCTCGGATCAACTGGACCACCACGATCGGGGCGACCTCCTTCACGTCGATCACCCAGTCGCTCACGTTCAACTTCGGACGCCAGTCGTACTTCGACACGCCGGCCGGAACCTCGTGCACCCTCACCGTCCGGAACAACACCGGGCAAGCGGCCGCCATCAACGAGGGCGACCAGATCGTCATCGGGAACCAGTACTCGGCGTACTCGATGTACTTCTACGTCGTCGAGGTGACGTACCAAGACGAGATCGCGGCCAACGCCGACACCGCCACCATCACCGGCATCGACGCGCTCGGCATGTTGTCCTTGTTCTACGTCAACGACGACCCGATCATCGGCACCAACAACGCGATCCGGCAGGCGATCAAACTCGCCAACGAGGTCTACCCCTTTGTCCCTCCGTACCCTCCGCCGGTCGAGGTCGACGGCCGTGCCACCGTCTCGGACGCGTTCGATCCGACGACGATCGGCCAACGCGTCGTGGACCTCCTCCTCACCGAGAACTCGACCTACTACTACGACGGCGCCACGATCGAGTTCCGGACCTCGGCCGCGCCGGCCTCGTCGCTCGTCTCGTTCACCCAAGACGCCGCCGTCGGCGTGGTCTACGACGGCCTCACCCGCAAGTACCCGAACGCCAACTTCCCGAACGTCGTCAACCTGACCTCGACGGTGGCCGGCACGACTCAAGCCGTGGCGACCGGCAACTACGAGCGCAACTACAACCGGCAAGTCCTCTTCAACACCGTCGCCCAGCAACAAGCCCAAACGAACTACTACGCCAACGTCCTCTCCGTCGAGTCCCTCTACATGGACATCCGGTTCAACGACTCCGCCCAGAACCCGATCCCGATCACGAGCGTCCTTGACCAACTCCCGGCGATCTCCGGAAAGACCGTGAGCGTGAACTACACGCCACCCGGCGGATCCTCCACCACGACCACGTTCGTCGTCGAGGGTGGCAACGTCAACGCGTTGCCGGGGCGCACGGAGTTCAACCTGTACCTCTCGCCCACGATTGTCTACGATCTCTTCACGTTGAACTCCTCGACGTTCGGCGTACTCAACACAAACCGACTCGGATGGTGAACTGATGGCAACTCAATGGACTGGAGGGATGGTCTCCGGCGCAGTGCTCACGGCCGCGAACCTCAACACGATCGGCGCGGAATCCGAAACGTTCACGCCTACATGGACGGCATCCACGACCAACCCGACGCTCAACAACGGCACCCTCTCCGGTCGGTACTTCCGGCTCAACAAACTCGTGTTCTGCCAAATCTTCCTCCAGTTCGGAAGCACGACCGCCGCTGGATCCGGTTCCTACCGTTGGGCGCTCCCAGTCACCGCGCGGACCCCGATCGCCTCGTTCTTGTCCATCGGCTCCGGCCGCTTCTACGACGCCTCGACGTTCACGGCAACCCTCACCACCGTCGTCTTCGGCGGCACGACGACCTACGTCAACATGTACTACCCCTCGACGTTCATCGGATCGACCTCGCCGGTCGTCCCAGCAAACGGCGACGAGTACCACCTCAACTTCTGGTACGAGGCGGCCTGACCATGACTCACGAACTCACCTCACCGTTCGACCCGGAGACCGTCCCTGACGAATGGCTCCTCGAGCGCATGCGCCTCCACCGCGACCGGCTCCTCGCCGAGTCTGATTGGACCCAACTCGGAGACGTTCCGATTGACTGGCGACCGTGGGCCGACTACCGGCAAGCCCTCCGCGACTTCCCCTCCACGTGGACGCCGGCCCCGACCGTCACGTTCCCGGACAAGCCATGAAGAGCCTTGCGATCCTCGCTCTCCTGTTCGGCTTCCTCTCGATCTGGCTCGTGACCGGATGCAACGACCGGACGCGCGACAACTGCGAAACACTCCCATCCGCGCCTCGATGCGACACACACACAGGAGCGACCACCCCGTGAAGCGCTACTCGAACTCGGAGATCAAGGCCCGACTCATTCTCGCGATCGGGATCTGTCTCGGCCTGACGTTCATGATGAGCGTCGGCGCCCTCCTCTACGGCCTCCTCTTCGTCGTCCAGCCGCTCGACGTGTCGCCCAACGACGAGTCGGCGTGGGCCACCCTCAATCCCCTCGTCCTCTTCATGACCGGCGCCCTCTCCGGCGTACTGGCCTCGAACGGACTCAAAGACAAAGACAAACCGGAGGACCAGTCATGATCTCGACCACCACCACCGTCACCTCGACACGCGTGAAGATCGTCTCGGCCGCGATCAACGAGCCTCGGACCATTGTCGTCCGGCCGATCGGCAACGACCTCTACATCGGCGGCTCGGACGTCACCACCGGCAACGGCCTCGTCATCTCGAACAACACCAACTTCACGATCGAGATCCCACAAGGCGAAGAACTGTGGGCCGTCGTCTCCTCCGGGACGCATTCGGTCACGGTGCTCACGTGGGCCGTGGAGACCGCGTGACCGTCGCCAAGCACTTCCAGTCGTGGAACCGAGGCTTGACGCCCGGAGCGCCCTACGACCGAAACTCACCCAACCTTGACGCGATCCGGACCTACCTCGCCGGCCGTTGGCGTCTCAAGCACCTCGGCACCCTCAACGTCAGGCCGGTACGTGGTGGCACCGCATGGTCCTCCCATGCGTTCGGCGCGGCCGTCGACCTCGGATTCGGTGCTCGGCACGGTGGCCCCGGCATCGAGGTGCTCGAGGCGGAGATCCTCCCGTGGCTCATCGAGCACTCCGCCGAGTTGGGGATCCAACGGATTCACCACTACCAACGCACGCGCTACTGGGAAGCCGGCCGTGGCTGGGTCGACAAGTCGCCCGGAGCCGGCAACGATTGGATCCACGTCGAGACGACACGTGAGGCGTGGGCGGACGCTCGTCCGGTCTCGGAGAGGCTCCTAGAAGCCCCTACAAGCCCCTCCACGACGCCGACGGCATCGACACCGCCCAAGTACCCCGGACGCCCCGTGAAACGAGGCTCTACCGGCGAGTCCGTGAAGCGAGTCCAGACTCGACTAGGCGCCGTCGCGGACGGCAAGTTCGGCCCCCAGACCGAGGCGCTCGTCAAGTCATGGCAGACCCACAACGCCCTCCAGCCGGACGGCGTCGTCGGCCCGATCACGTGGGCGCGCATGTTCGGTGCGTGACATTCCGGCCGCGATCCGGTAGACCAACCTCGTCCCAGACCCCGACCTAGGAGACAAGATGAAGATCAGACCCCACGACATTGCCGTCATCGGCTTCATGCTCATCATGACGGTGATCGCCGGCAACGAGATCGTCCACCGGATCCTCGAGAACGACACGCCACAAATCTCACCGGCAATCGTCACCGACCCGACCGTCAACACCGTCGTCATCACGCCGGTCCCCTCCACGCCGGCCCCGACCACGGTGGCGCCGACCACCACCACGACGGCCCACGACGCCATGCAAGCCGACCTTGCCGCGCTCGCCCTACCGGCCGACACGCCCTGTCAAGAATGGGCGCCCCTCGTCCTCGAGGTCGGTTGGCCTCACGAGGAGGTCGTGAACGTGCTCGAGGAGATGTGGCAAGAGTCCCGATGCCTCAACATCATCCCCGGCGACCCACGGTGGAACGGCGGAGACCACGGCCTCATGCAGATCAACACCGTGTGGCGTGAGGAGGTCAAGAACCTGTTCGGGTCGTGGGACCGGATCAACGAGCCGGCCGTGAACCTCGCCATGGCGCTCGAGATCTGGCGTTGGCATGACGCCAATCGTGACTGTGGCTGGGAGCCGTGGTCGCGAGCCTGCAAGTGAACATTGACAAGCCCTCATGGATGGAACGCGCCGCATGCATTGACATGCCCCTCGACGTGTTCTTCCCCGGTCCCGGACGCCTCGGCGCGGCCGACACGCGCAAGGCCGTCGCGATCTGCCGCCAATGCCCGGTCCGCCAAGCGTGCCTCGACTACGCCCTCGAGCACCCCGACATGGCCGGAGTCTGGGGAGGCACCTCACACCGCGAACGCAACCGGATCCACAAGGGCGCCACACCGCCACGCTACGATGCGCCCAACACAACCCAAGGAGCACCCATGACTGACCCCGACCAGTCCGACGCGATCCGCACCGCAACGGAATCCATGAACCGAGCGGAGAAGTGCATTCGCGATCTCACGTTCCAACTCGAGACGCTCGCCGACCATCGCGGCCAAATGCGCAAGGCGCTCAACGAACTCGTGCGCGTCCTTGAGGAGTCCCCGACCGGCCTCCCGTACTTGTCCTCGGCCACCCTTGAGGTGATCGTGGCGCTCAAGTTGGGAGGCTTCAATGATTGACCGGAACACTCTCCAGAAGCCCACGGCCGGCAACTGTTGCCGATGCCAACACTTCCTTGAGGGCGACGACATCTTCCATTGGTCGCCCGGATCATGGTCCGTGTGGTGCTTCAAGTGCTACAAGGCCGAACACTTCCACAACCTCGTCCGGCTCCAGCAACGATCGGAGGACCGTCGTGGCGTTTGATCTCTCCACCTACGCCACCGTCGAGGAGCGTCTCGCCCAGTTCTGGGCCGCGAACCCCGACGGCCGGATCGCCACCGAACTCGTCCGCATGGACGACCACGCCGTCCTCTTCCGTGTCGAGGTCTACCGGCATCGCGACGACCAACATCCGACCGCGACCGGCTACGCCCACGAGGAGAAAGCCGACCGAGGCGTCAACGCCACGTCGTGGGTGGAAGTGTGCGAGACGTCGGCCGTGGGCCGTGCGCTCGCCAACTGGACGTTCCAAGCCGGCAAGCGGCCGTCACGCGAGGAGATGGAGAAGGTCGTGCGCATGGGAGGCACACCGGCCCCGACCGGCGACGGCCCCTCCGACGCCCAACTGAAACTGCTCCGGGCATTGAAGTACTCCGGCGATCCTCGAGCACTCTCCAAGCGTGAGGCGTCCGCCGAGATCGACCGGCTCAAGCAAGCCCAGACCGAGGAGCACCCGTTCTGATGCTCGTCACGATCTCGGACTCGGCTCGTGAATGGGGTCTCGCTCATTGGGAGGAGATGCAAGAGGAGACACGGCGGCCGCTTGACCATCGCAACCTTGCCGGCTTCATCGGCGAGGCCGTCCTCAAGGAAGCGCTCGAGGAGCGCCTCCTCCACGTCGTCCACGGCCCCAAGTACGGCATCGACCTCATCGTCGAGGACGACTACCGCCTTGAGGTCAAGACCCAAGTCTCGCCGTTCCCGTGGAGGCCGTCGTTCTACGCTTGGGCGCCCGGATGGAAGCCCGACGCCCAAGACTTCCTCTTCTTCAACTACATGTGGATCCACGACCATTCGGTCGAGTCCGTCCTCGTGTGCGACACGCTCCGCCTCCGAGGTTGGTACCCCGAGACAGACACTCACCGTTGGCCCGTGTTGGCACGTGGCTCCGACACGCCCCTCAAGGAGCACGACGTGCTCACGTGCGACGTCCTCCAGATCCCCGACGCCGAACTCCGACCGATCGAGGAGTTCCGGCCATGACCGAGGCGGAGTTCCAGTCGGCCGTGATCGAGTTCGCCAAAATGCGCGGGTGGATGGTCATGCACACCAAGCCGGCGCAGATCCGGCCCGGAGTGTGGGCCACACCGATGCAAGGCAACCCCGGCTTCCCCGATCTCGTTCTGTGCCGGCCCGTGGAGGGCGACCTCGTGTTCGCCGAGTTGAAGAAGGAAGGCGGCCGCCTCTCGGTCGGCCAAAAGGCATGGCTCACGGCGCTCCGCGCGGCCGGAGCCGAGGTCTACGTGTGGTACCCCGACGACATGGAGGCGATCGTTCAACGCCTCGGAAAGATCCCCTCATGAACCACCCTTGGCAACAACCGATTCGGCCCCTCGAGGTGCTCATCCCGAACACCGACCTTTGGGCCACCGTCCTCTTCGTCCGCCCTCGAACCGATCGAGGATGGGAGGTCACGACCTTGTCCGGCAACGTGTGGAACAACGTCGAGGCCGAACTCCGTCTAGCCCGACTGGACGACTGACACCGCCCGGCTACGATCGCCGGCTACAACCGACCACGACGGCCCTCAAGCGAGGAGGGCGCTAGACCCGACCGGCACGCAACCGGTCAGAGGTGACACTCGGAGACGAGGGTAGACCTCCATGCCCGACGTGGAGGAGCGGCGTCACCGAACGACAGAAACGGCCAACGGTGTCCGCCCTACTCAATCCGGCTACCGGGGCTAGTTGCCCGAAGTGTGGGGGGCACAACGCGCCAACCCTCGCACCGTAGGATGAGGACGTGAGGCCGAGGAACGAGGCCGACACGTCGACCGGCGTAGCCGGAAAGGAGTCCCGATGGCAGGCAACCCGATCTACTCGACGGCCCAATGGAAAGCCCTGAGACGCCAAGTGCTCGAGGAGGAGCCGACATGCCATTGGTGTCATCGCCGGCCTAGCACTCAAGCCGACCATCTCATCGAACTCGACAGAGGTGGCGACCCCTACAACAGAGACAACGTGGTGGGGTCCTGTGGATCATGCAACGCCCGACGCGGCGCCGAACACGTCAACCGAAAAACCGCGAAAAGAATCCACGACAGAAACAACGCAACAACCCAAGTTTTCCTTTCGCACCAACAACTCACCCCGAGCCCCCACTCCCAATCTCTCGGAACCAGCCGGAACCAGCCGGAACCGACCGACCTCGAGGACGATCGACCGGGATCGGGTCGGACTGAGCCGAGGTTGATCACGGCGTACGAGGCGGCCGGCGACTTCGTCGAGTCGGTGGACCAGTTCGCCGAACGCGTGTACGGCCTCCGGCTCATGGACTGGCAGAAGGTCGCCCTCGCCGGGCAACTGTCCTACGCCACGCTCGAGGATCGGGAGACCGGCACCTTGGTGCACCGGTCGGCCTGCATCTCGACCGCTCGGCAGGTGGGCAAGTCGTCGTGTCTCAAGGTGCTCGCGTCATGGTGGGCGACCGTCATGGCCGGCATCCGTGGAGAACCTCAAACCGTCATGATCGTCGCCAACGAGTACGAGCGCGCGTCGATCCTCTTCCGTGAGATGGAGCCGATCCTCGCCGAGAAGTTCGGAGCCAAGTCGTACAAGTCGTTTGGCCGTGAGTCCCTCACGTTCCCGGATGGCTCGACGATCCGGTTGGCGGCCGCGACGGCCGGCAAGCACGGCTACTCGGTGGACCTCCTCCTCGTTGACGAAATCTGGGACATCAAGCCCCAAGTCATCTACGGCGCATTGAAGCCCTCCCAGATCGCCCGACGCTCACCGCTCATGTCGTGTTGGTCGACGGCCGGAGACGCGTCCTCGACGGTGCTCATCTCCATGCGTGAGCAAGCGATCGCATGCATTGACAAGGGGCAGACGTCGCCCATGTTCTTCGCCGAATGGTCACCTCCGCCGGGCGTCTCGCCGGCCGACCGAATGTGGTGGCCGTGGGCGTCGCCGGCGTTGGGGACAACGATCACGTGGGAGGGTCTTGAGGAGGCGTTTGCCACGATCCCCTTGGCCGAGTTCGTTCGTGCTCACCTCAACCTTTGGCAAGGGTCCGTCAAGTCGTGGATCCCGAACGTGTGGGGCGATCGGCTCACCGACACGCCGATCCCCTCCGGCGGAGTGCTCGCGATCGAGACGTCGCTCGACGAGTCCCGGTACGTGGCCGTCCGCGCCGTCGCCGTGGAGGACCGGATCGTCGTCGACACCGAGTTCGTCGTCGAGTCAATGGCCGCCATGTGGGGCGAGGTGACTCGAGTCATGACCGACCCGACCGTTCAACTCCGTGTTCCACCCGGACTCGTCGAGCACGTGCCACCGGACTTCCGACGTCGGACCGAGATCGTCGGCTACCGCGAACTCAAGGCACAGACTCCGATCGTGCGAGCGTTGATCGTCGAGGACCGCCTCCACCACGTGCCCGGCAACGAGGCGTTGGCCGAACACGTCAACCGTGCCGTCATGGTCAAGACGAACGACGGCGCCCCGTTGTCGTCCCAGAAGTCGCCCGGCCCGATCGAGTTGGCGCGCGCCATGGTTTGGGCGGCCGGTGCCGCGTCGGTGCAAAGACGTCGACCCAAGGCCGCGTTTGCCATGGGAACATGACTGGGAAACATCCCGAAACCATGGGAGAATCCGCCCATGGCACTCTTCCGGAAGAACGCCGTCCCAGCGTTCGGCGCCGAGACAATCAAGGCCGCCTCCGGTAGCGCCGCACAGGTTGGCCAGTTCTTCACGTACACCGTCGGGGCGACTGAGGAACTGGTCACGCAACTTCCCACGATCCAGCGCGGAGTGCAGATGATCACGTCCGTCGCTGGGTCGTTGGGGTTCAAGCACTACACGCTCCAATGGACCGGCGAAGAGTACGAGAAGATCTACCTCGAACTCGAGCGTTGGATGATCCAACCGGACCCCAAGGTCACCCGGAACTTCCTCATCTCGAACACCGTGACGGACCTCATCATGCGCGGCCGTGCGTTCTGGTACGTCACCTCGAGGAGCCAAGCGACCGGCCGGCCGTTGTCGTTCACGTGGCTTCCGGCCGCGATGGTCAACACGCTCGACCAAGCCGGCCCCCAATGGTTCGGCCCCTCCACCGAGATCACGTTCAACGGCATGGAACTCGACCCACGTGAGGTCGTCCAGTTCTTGTCCGGCACCCAAGGCTTGGTCTACACCGGAGCCACCGCCATGAAGACCGCGCTCCGGTTGCAGTCCGCGGCCGAACGTTTCGCCGTCAACGAGATCGCGGCCGGCTACCTCCAGCAACGCGCCTCAAGCGAACCGATGAGCGCCGAGGATCTAGGCGAACTCGCCCAAGGTTGGGCCAACGCTCGACGCGTCTCCGCCGTCGGCGCCCTCAACTCCGAGGTCGAGTGGCACGAGTTCGGATCGGATCCCTCCAAGTTGCAACTCGTCGAGGGCCGACAGTTCCAGACCCTCGAGTTGTCGCGCGCGATCGGCGTCCCTCCGTACCTCTTGGGCATCGGCGTGCCCGGATCGTTCACCTACCAGAACGCCCAGCAAGCCCGGCAAGACCTCTACCTCTTCGCCGTCAAGCAGTACCTCGACTGCATCGCCGAGACGTTGAGCGCCAACGACATTCTCCCAGCCGGACGCTTCATCGAGTTCGACACGCATGACTACCTCGAGGTCAACGACATGGACAAGAATGAAGTCGAGGTCGAGGACTCGGCCGAAGTACGTGTCACACAGGAGACCCCACGATGATTCGTCTCACCGCCGAACTCCCCACGATCGACGCCTCCGCCGGCGACGACAAGCCGGCCACCGTGACCGGCATCGCCGTGCCGTGGGCACCGACCACCGCCGTCGTCTCCAACGGCCAGCGCGTGGCGTTCGCTCGAGGAGCGTTCGACGTCAACCAGAAGCCGGCCAAGTTGCTCGAGAACCACGACACCGGCCAACTCCGCGGAGTCGTCAACTCGCTCGCCGACATGGACGAGGGGCTTGGCTTCACCGCCACGTTCGCCCGAACCAACGCGTCGGCCGACGCCATCGAACTCGTCAAGGCCGGAGCGTACGACGCCGTGAGCGTCGGCGCCGAACCGATCGAGTCCTACTACGACAAGGAACTCAAGGCCACCGTCGTCACCAAGGCGCACTTGGCGGAGATCTCACTCGTCGCCATGCCGGCGTTCACCGACGCACGGATCACCGAGATCGCGGCCGCCTCCCCGGAGGAGGAGACCGCAAGCCCCGAAGAAGAACCCAACCCAACCCAAGACTCCGAGGAGGAGAACATGGAAGTCCAGCCCACCACCGTCGAGGCGGCCGTCGCCACGACCCCGATCTACGCCACCGCCGTCAAGCGTGAGGCCAAGTTGCCGACCGCCGTTGAGTACCTCGCCGCCGCGATCGCCGGCGGAGACGCATGGCACCGCATGAGCGAGGCCCTCAAGGCCGCCGCCCCCGACGTCGTCACCAGCGACACGCCCGGCATCCTGCCGGTCCCGATCCTCGGACCGGTCTACAACAACCTCCGCATGATGCGCCCCGTTGTCGACGCGATCGGCGTGAAGTCCATGCCCGGCGGAGGCAAGGTGTTCATCCGTCCCGAGGTCACCACGCACACGTCGATGGCCGTGCAGTCCGCCGAGAACGCGGCACTCCAGTCCGGCACGTTCGTCGTCTCGAGCAATCAGGTGACCAAGGCCGCCTACGGTGGCTACGTCACGATCTCGGAGCAGGATCTCGACTGGACCGACCCGGCCATCTTGAGCCTCATCCTCGACGACATGGCCCGGATCTACGCTAACACCACGGATGACGTGGCGGCCGATGCGCTCCTCGCCGGATGCTCCCAGTCCGCCACCCTGACCGACCCGACCTCGCCGGCCGAATGGATCTCCGACATCTACGACGCCGCGTCGACCATCCTCACCAACTCGTTGGGCAACCTGCCGACGCACCTCTTCCTCGCCCCGAACATGTTCGCGGCGCTGGGCAAGTTGGTCGACTCGACCGGCCGTCCGTTGTTGGCCCCCACCATGCCGATGAACGCGTTCGGCTCACAGGTGCCCGGAGGCGCGAACAACGCCGGTCAGGCGTTCGGCCTGCAGGTCATCGTGGACCGCAACTTCGCCACCGACACCGTCATCGTGGGCGACCCCTCCGGCTTCGAGATCTTCGAGCAACAGAAGGGCGCCATCTCGATCGACAACCCGTCGACGATCTCGCGCACGATCGCATGGCGCGGCTACTTCGCCACGCTCATGATCGACGCCACCAAGTTCGTCAAGTTGACCTGATCCCCAAGCACGGCACACTAGGGACGAGGGTCTGAGTCATGGCAACATTCACAGTCATCGAGCAAATGAGGCTCGACAACTACGCCGTGATTCAGACCCTCGAGGCCACCGACATCGGCGTCGGCCAGACGTTCACGTTGTCCGGATGCGACTCGACACTCAACGGCACACAAACCGTGTTCGCGATCCCGACCGGATTGTTCGTCGGCGTGTCCGATGAGGGCGACCTCCAGTTCAACAACGACGCGATCATCCCCAACCAGATCCTCTTCTACGACGCCGGCACCAACATCTCTCGAGGCGCCGTCATCCCGAACGGATCACTCTCGTGGAGCATCTCGTGCACGTGGACCACGTCGGCCCTCGTGACCGAGTTCTTGGGGATCGCGGCCGCCACCGCCAACGACACCGCGTACATCGCGACATGCGTCTCGGCATCGAATGCCTACTGCTTCCGTGCCCGGCAACAAGCCGGCTACCACGACGCACCCGGCACGGCCCCCGACGCCTCCGCCCAACTGGGTGCCACCCTCTACGCGGCCAGTCTGTACCGTGAACGTGGGAGCGTCGACTCGTTCGCGTCGTTCTCGGACATGACTGTCAACCAGCCGACCGGCCTCACCATGGGCCGGATCAAGCAACTCCTCGGCATCCGCCGAAGTCAGGTGGCTTGAGTTGTGGCCGGCTCAGGGATCTTCGTCGAGGCAACCACGGCCCTCGTCAACGCGCTCACCGCGCTCGGCTTGGCTCCCGTGCAAGACCCTCGCAACGCCCGACCCATGTCCGTGTTCGTCGAGCCTCCGTCGTTCGACAACTTCAACGCCGGCTTCATCAACGCCGTCGCCGACCTCACGTTCACGATCCGAGTGTTGGGAGCGCCACCCGGCAACCAAGACTCGACGGACTACATCCTGACCACCGTGGACACGATCCTCAACTCCGGCGTCGTGTTCACTTCCGGCCGGCCTACCGTGGCCGTCGTCGGAACCCAAGAACTGCCGGCCTACGACCTCACCGTGAGAATGAGCGCTCGCCGCTCCTGACAAGAAAGAACCCAACCATGGCCACCACCACGTTCCTCGGAAACGCCACGATCAACTTGACCGTCGGCGCCACCACCACCGACCTCACCGACAACTGCTCCAAGTGCGAGATCAGTCTCACCAAGGAGGCCCTCGAGACCACCGCGTTCGGTGGTACCGCTCGAGTGTTCACTTCCGGCCTCGAGAACAACGAAGTCACCCTGACCTTGTTCAACTCGTACGGCGCCGGCGAGATTGAGGCGATCCTCTTCTCGGCTTGGGGCACCGCGGCCACCCTCGTGATCTCGCCCTCCGGCACGACCGAGTCGGCGACCAATCCCGAGTACACGATCACCAACTGCTACCTCGAGAAGATCACCCCGATCAACTCGGCCGTCGGCGAACTGTCCGTCGTCGAGGCCGTGTTCAAGGGTGGCTCGAGCGCTCGCGACATCACGGCCCCCTGATCTAGTACCCTCCAGTCACCGACAACCGACGGAGGACACGGATGCAACTCACGCTCAAGGTA